GTGCTTTCTAGAGTCTATGTCAGACTCAACTCTCCTTTTCAGGAAGAGTGCTATCAACCTAGGGGTAGACTTCGATGAGTAAAGGTATTCTCTTAGCGACATTCCTCGTTGAGCTGATCCTCGAAATCTTTCGCCGTTCTAAGGCGCGAGTTAGAGGGAAGCTTGACGTGGATATGAAGTGGGAGCTCTTGCCTTATGACTTGTCGAAGATTGATTACCTAGGATCCGACGCTGATAAAGGGGTGTTGAAACCTCCTAAAGTTAGGAACCCTCGTTCGAGGGATGTATGACATCTGGAAGCGTAACGAAACCGGGTGCAACGATCTATGACTATTCGTATTCGAAAGTCTGGAACGGTGCGAACGGCAAGTACGAGCCCATCACCAATCGCGAGAAGTGGAATAATTACACTTCTACCTTCACCTCGCAGTCTGACCAATTGGGTCAGACCAGCGTTGTGGCTAGGGTTAACGCGGTTGCTGATTTCACTCAGTGGACTGCGGCGGACGAAGTCCGTCTACAGTCGCAACTGGTGGAGCGTATCAAGGGTCACAAGTTCAACCTTGCGGTTGACCTTGCGCAAGCTAATCAGCTTGTCACCATGCTTACGCGGACGATCCAGCAGATGGGGCGAACCTTACTCTACTTGAAGCGCGGGAACGTTTCCGCGGCTTTTCGAGAGTTGGGTTTAAACGGCCGGGACAAGAAGCTTAAAAGCAAAGATGTCTCGGGTCGTTGGTTAGAGATGCAGTACGGCTGGGGCCCTTTCTTGGGTAGTTGTTATGAGAGTGCGAAAGCATTCGAAGCAATTAGCCAGGGAAGGAGCAGCCGGATTGTAGCCAAGTTAGGACGGAAAATTCCGGGTGAGGCATCCGCCTCACCAACTAACTACTCCGCTCCTGCAGTGATATACTGTAGGAAACGGATAATCTGCGAGTTAAACGAGGAACTATCGTTCGCTCGTACTCTAGGATTACTTGACCCACTTAGCGTTGCGTGGGAGATTCTCCCATTCAGCTTCGTGTTCGACTGGTTTCTTCCGGTCGGAACTTACTTGGAAAACCTCGCGGTTATTCCTAACCTTAACGGTCGGTTCTGTTCAACACTAACGCAGGGTTATGACTCTACGTTCGGTGTTGCCAAGAATCCGGCTTATTCCGGGACACGTAGGATTGGCAAGGTTATTCGGACCGAGAGAGTTGTGTCTACGAACTTAAATGTTCAAAGACCGACTTTCGTAAATCCGATTACGGCAGCGACATGGAAACGCATTCCCAATGCCGTGGCGCTCGCTCACCAGCTCCTTGGTTCCTGACTAATCATCAGGACATTCTTTTCATTAACTTAACGTAATCCAAAAGGAAGGCTTTTTATGCCTGCAATGACGAACATTCTCGTCAAAGATGACGCGGCCACTCCCAAAGAGTGGACTCTCACCCCGGTCACTGACACGCCGATCCCGCAGTGGCGAGCAAACGATGCTGGTATCCCTTTAATGGGCCAGCCGCGACTCTCGTCGAGCACGGAACAGCTGAAGTCCGGTGACTGGAAGATTACCGCGAAGTTGGAGGTCCCCGTAATGGAGACTCTCGGTGCTTCGGGAGCGTCTTCTGGATATGTCGCCCCACCTGCGGTGGCCTATACGCTGACGAACATCAATACGACGTTCGCCCCAGCGCGTAGCACCACTGCGGACCGCGCCAACATCCTCAAGATGATGGTTGGTATCCTGCAGGGAGCAACCTCGACGACGGCTACTGGCACTTTGGCCAACACCGCCGCGGGGGACGCATGGAAGAATTCCACTGCGCCGTTCCCTCAACTCTTCACCAATCTTGTGGTCCCTAACTAGGACCCACTTCCGCCAAGTTTGGGGTTTAACACCCCCACATTAGTACCATAAGGAGGTACCATGTCTTGGGTACGCACCAAGCCGATTGAGCAACACTTGTTGTTCATGAAGCAAATGTCTCAGGTCCTTGCGGCTTACGGTGGTCCACTGTGTTGTGAGCTAGACGCTCTAATGCAGGCTGGACGTTTCCGTGATGTGGTCGAGTTTAAATTCGACTACGAACGAGGCTACAGTTACTCCGATTATTGTTATGGCCGACAGATAGTGGCTCTTGTTGAGAAACAAGAGTTCCTTGACCTCGGTTATGATAAGAAAGGAGCGGCTGTTAAAGCCTTTATCGCTGCTGAGGAGAAGTGTCGAGAAACGAACGATCGTCTTGATCTCCCCTGTCCCACACGGGACGTGAGCGCAGTATTACACTACGCTACGCGAAAAATCGCGGAGGTTTTAGGCGACTGTCCTGCTTTCGACGAATTGGACTTCTTCTTTGGACCCGGAGCGACGACTAACGTCAAAGGACGACATGCTAACGCTAGGCGTAAGCTGTCGACCAGAATGGCGTGTAGCGAAGAGCTCTTACCGACTGTCGGACAGCTTCTAGAAGAGCTGCCGTTATGGGTGAACGCCGTAGGCACTCCGTTAGACCAGGATTGGTCGAGGGTTAGTGTACCGGTTGACGTCTCAGTTGGCAAACTTCACTTCGTGCCAAAAAACTCTAAAACGTTCCGCCCGATTTGCATCGAGCCGGTCCTAAATTCCCTTCTTCAGAAGGGCTACGGATCGGTGATGAAGCGTCGGTTACGGAAGTTCGGGGTTGATCTGTTTGACCAATCAAGAAACCAGGAACTGGCTGGGATTGGTAGTAGGGAGGGAAACCTCGCTACGATCGATCTTAAATCAGCTAGCGATACTGTTAGTATTGGCCTCGTATTTCACCTGCTGCCCATGGAATGGGCGACCCGTTTGGCTGAATGCCGAACGGGGCGAGTGGAGTGTGAGGGGGTACTTCTCGAACTTGAGAAGTTTTCCTCTATGGGAAATGGCTACACATTTGAGCTGGAGAGTTTAATATTCTTCGGCCTTATGAGTGGGGTTATCTCCTATATGAAACAGATAGGCGAATTAGGTTATGGGTTCGATGCCCCTTTGGGCATCTATGGGGACGATTTAATTGTTCCCACAAACTGCTATGATCTGGCAGTTAAGACCCTTGCCTACTGTGGTTTTGAAGTAAATCCACAGAAGTCTTTTTGCGCGGGCCCCTTTCGGGAGTCCTGTGGCGCTGACTTTTTCGTTGGTCGCGACCTTCGTCCGTTTTATCTCCGTAAGGAGTTAAGCGATCAAGTACTCTATGCCTTTCACAACTGGGCCATGCGGCGGGGCGAACGCGAAATAGCGTCGCTTTGCTTAGCTTGGACCAACCGCAAACTGCGATTGTTCGGACCTGATGGATTCGGAGACGGTCACTTGATCGGTTCTTGGGTTCTTCAGACCTCCAGGGATAGTCGTAGACGTGGATGGGAGTTCGGGTACTTTCGTACTTATGCA